CTCAATAGCACGGCAGCAGAAGTCACAAACACGGACTACGTTGACACTTATTCCGCAGGGTTTGAACTCAGCTCAACGGCTCCTGCGGCAATCAATGCGAACGGCGGAACATTCATCTTCTTGGCAATCGCGTGAGGCACATCATGGAAGTACGGGTTAGATCAACTGGCGCGGTGATGCTCGAAGACGAACTTCGCCGCTGGCTGCATGAAACTGGTGGTCCGTCCTACGAGACGCTGACACCTGAAGTCATGGAAGCGATTGGCGTGGATCCTGTGTTTGAGGGCGCGCAGGCGACTGGTGGCACTGTCTATCAGTATTCCATGCGGCAGGGCGTCGAGCAGCAGGCGGACGGCAAGTGGTATTCCAAATACGTCCTTGGTCCCGTGTTCGCCAACACGCAGGATCAGGCGGATTACGAGGCGCGTATGGACGAGGATCAGGCTTCTTTTATTCGGCTTGCCCGCAACAGAAAGCTTGCCGATTCTGATTGGACCCAGCTTTCTGATAGCCCTGCTGACAAAGCAGCTTGGGGAACTTATCGTCAGGCTCTCCGGGATGTCTCAGCACAGCCCGGCTTTCCTTGGAATGTGACGTGGCCTGTGGAGCCGTAAGATGAACGACACAAGGACGGTTGTTGATGGAGCAATCGCCGCCGGAGCCATCACGCTCCCTTGGTGGGTCGTGCACCTGTCTGGGTGGATGTCGTTCTTCACGATACTTGGCGGCTTGGTCCTCGTTTGCTTTCGCATCATGCTGGCCTATCGTGAACTAAAGACAAAGAATCAAAAACCAGATCAATGAGGAACGGTGGATGTCGCTCCAAAGACTTCAGTTCCGCCCCGGAGTTATTCGGGATGTGACCGGATACACAAACGAGGGAGGCTGGCGCGTCAGCAATCTCGTTCGTTTCCGTCTGGGGTTTCCGGAGTCAATAGGCGGGTGGGAGAAGTATACCCCGTCTAATCCTTTTCTCGGGACGTGCAGATCCATGCTTAACTGGGTCGCACTCAGCGGAGCAAACTATCTCGGATTTGGTACTCAGCTGAAGTACTACATCGAGGAAGGCGGCTTTAACTACGATGTTACGCCCATTCGCTCGACGGATGTTCTCAATAATCCCTTTGCCGCAACGAATGGATCTCCTGTTATCACGGTCACGGATACCTCCCATGGTTGTGTGACGGGAGACTATGTGACGTTTAGCGGTGCGACCTCTCTTGGTGGGAACATCACGGCTGCTGTTCTTAACAAAGAATATTCCGTCACGGTCATAAACGCCAACAGCTACACTATAACGGCTTCTGTCAACGCCAACTCGTCTGACACGGGCAATGGTGGGTCGTCTGTCACGGCGGCGTATCAGATCAACATCGGCCTTGATACGCAGGTCGGTGGCACTGGATGGGGTGCAGGGACATGGGGCCGTGGAACGTGGGGCAGCGCCGCTACGCTCTCTGCTACGAACACTCTTCGCTTGTGGTCGCAGGATAACTATGGCGAAGACCTGATCTTTAATATCCGTGACGGAAACATCTATTACTGGGATGCAACGACGGGCACGGGCGTTCGTGGCGTTGCACTTTCTTCACTGTCCACGGACTCTCAAACTCCGACCATTGCCAGTCAGGTGATGGTGTCTGATCGTGACCGGCACGTCATTGCGTTTGGGGCCAACATGGGTGGGTCCACGGTCCAAGATCCTTTGTCCATTCGGTTTGCCTCGCAGGAAGATCCATTCACGTGGACCTCTACTGCGACCAACACGGCAGGCGAACTTCGAATTGGTTCTGGAACACATATCGTAAAGGCGGTTGAGACGAAGCGCGAGATCATCGTATTCACGGATGTTGCGGCGTACTCGATGCAGTTTCTTGGGCCTCCCGATACCTTTGGCATCCAGCAGGTAGCGGCTGGAACGACGATCTGCGGATACAATAGTGCCGTCGCGGTTGATGACACAATCTTCTGGATGGGCATCAATACGTTCTACGTCTACTCCGGTCAGACGCAGGAACTTGTCTGCCCCATGCTGAACTACGTGTTTAACGACTTCAACAAGGGTGAGTCGGATAAGGTCTTTGCCGCTTGCAACTCTGAGTTCAACGAAGTGACGTGGTTCTATCCGTCCGCTTCGTCCTCAGAAAACGATCTCTACATAACTTACAACTACGTTGAGCGCGTGTGGACGCACGGATCGTTGGCTCGCACAGGCTGGATTGATCGCGGGACAAGAAGCTATCCGACCGCTGCTGCTCCGGATCATTACCTTTACTTCCACGAGAAGGGCACGGATGACGGCAGCACGACGCCACCGTCTCCGTTGAACGCCTATATCGAGAGTTCTCCCATCGACATCGGTGATGGGGACAAGTTCTCGTTTGTACGCCGTGTCATTCCAGACGTGTCGTTTTATAACGCGACGAACAGCCCGACTGTTGACTTCACGCTAAAGACCCAGAACTACCCCGGATCGAACTATCAAAGCGGCTCTAACTCGTCAGTTGTTAGAACTACCACGGTTCCGGTTGACCAGTACACGCAGGTTTTGGATGTCAGGCTCCGCGGAAGATCTGTCATACTCAGGGTTGAGAGCAATAAGGTTGGGACTAGGTGGGGTCTTGGATCTCCGCGCATTGAGACGCAAGTGGACGGGAAACGCTGATGGATGTCCGTCTGGTCTTCCCGACCTTCCCGAACCCGACGCCCGAGTACAGCCAACAGAACCTTGAGGCTTTGGTCAGATCTCTGGATGCCCTTGTCAGGGTGATCCGGGCTCCGGGCGAGGGTCGCCAGACAACGATTGTTCTGACGGACTTGCAGTCTAACGACTACGGTCTTGAGCCGGGAACGATGTTTCAGGTGAACGGAGCCTTGAGGGTGTCGGTCGTATACAGCCCATATGTCGCTGGTTTGTCTGCAACTGGGTCTGTCGGGTCTGTCACGGTCACGACTTGACTTGTTTTTAGGGTCATAAACGAGTAGGTTTTCAGATGCCAGTATCAGGCTCTGGCCCTGCTCAAAACCTTTGTCGCTTATATGCGCGCCTCATAGGGAACGATAATGCAGGCCGATGCTCTTCTCGAAGATCGGGACTTCCAAAGGACTTTGAGCGATTCTCCCTTCTCTGAAGGAGACTTGCCTTTCCTGTCATCCGAGATCGGTAAAGCTTATACTCGTCTGGATAAGACCCAGAAAGACCAGCTTCAGAACCTTTCAGATGAGTTGTTTGACTTCTCGTTAGAAGAGCTTCGTACATTCAAGTACTTCCTAAACTACCTGCAACAAAACCGTGCTCGGTACAGTCAGGTTGTAACTAGGATATATGAAAAGGGTCTCATTGATCCGGGATCTCTTCCGCAGTCGTATGACCCTGCCTTCTTTGCATTTCTCACCAGCTTGGTTGAGGGTGTCCTTGCTAAGAAGCGGGAGCAGGAAACGACCCGTGGCTTTGCTAAGGGCGGCATCGTAAGCCTGAAGGCGGCGGCGGAGAGGGTCCGTAAGGCTGGTCGTGACGGCGACACCATGCTGGCTCACATCACGCCTGCGGAAGCTGCTCTTCTTAAAAGTCGTGGCGGCGCTGGCACGATCAACCCGAAGACTGGACTTCCGGAATACAAGGGTTTTCTCTCAAAGATCGGCAGCTTCTTTAAGAAGGCTGCTCCGATCATCCTCCCCAGTGCCCTGAACTTCCTTGTTCCGGGTCTTGGCGCTATTGCGTCAGGCGCGATTGGCGCGGGCGTTGGGTCTTTGATTTCAGGTGCAAAGCCTGCGGATGCTTTGAAAGCTGCGCTTTTTGGCGGTCTAACGGGCGGTATTACTCAAGGGTTTAGCAGCGTGTTATCTGGAGGGGATTTCTTCTCCGGTGTACAAAACGCTCTTCCTTCTGGGTTTGGTGGCGCTACCCCCAGTGGTCCGGGCTTCTTTGACAGCATTGGGGAAAAGCTTGGTTTTGGTGCGGCTACCGGCACGACCCCTGTTCCACCAGCCTCTATCCCCGGTGTCACAGAC